GGTGTTTTAATAGAAGCAATAAAAGAACAACAAGTTCAGATAGATGAACTTAAAACTAAACTAGGAGAATAAAATGGCTAAAGTAATAGCAGAAAAAGCAAGTGATGTAGTTAATTCAAAAAATGTTGAAATCAAACATACTAAAGTAATGAAAGATGCAGCTGGTAAAAATGTAACAGTAGTTGATTGGGTTGATGTAAGACCAGTTGATGCAGTAATTTCAGAAGCAGAAGCAGAATTAGTAACAGCTGAAGCAAGAGTGACTGAATTAAAAGCTGACATTGTTGAATACAAAAAAATAAAAGGGTAATTAAATGCCAGTAAACGGTGCAGCATTAAACAATAGTGGACCAATTAGAGTTAGAGGAAGTAGCGTTCCAGCAGATGATCAAACTTATACAGATGGTTTGTTCTATTGCGTACGTGGAGGAGCTCCTTTCGATGATGCTAATTTACCAAATCAGACTACCAATTTTAGTTTAAGTACTTTAAATGGTCTGGTAAATGGCTTAGCAGTTAAACCAAACTATAGTGCAGGTTCAACTAATAAGGGGTTAAATGAGTGTAGAGGTGCTATGCCACAAGCAGGTGGTGGCGG